TCAGTCGAACAGGTCCTTTTGCCCCGTCCAGATTGCAGGAAACGGCTCCATGACTCGCGCCAGCGTCAAGTCCGGCTTGTGTCGTCCGTCGAGGATCGCCTCAACAATGTTAGGCGCGAGCAGCGTGAGCCTCAGAACGCGGGTCATGTAGGAGGAGGCGATCCCCTCGCGCTCGGCCAGTTCGGCGATGGTATCGAACTCATCCGATTCCAGCATACGCTTCCAGCGGAAAGCTCGTGCCAACGCCTTGACCATCGTGTTGTCGGACCTGCGCGGCTGCGATGCTCCGTCCGGCAGCTGCATTTCCTTCCGCCCGCCGCGCTTCACGAGGCGGAACGGGATGTGCACTGTCACGGTTTCCGGCACTGGCTTCGCGCGGGTCATGCCGCCGTTCCTAGATCAGCCATCATTTCTTGCGCCAACCCGGTCAGGCCGTCCATCCGGAGGCGAACATTGAGGCCATCGGTGCCCATGTCGATCCGCTCGACCAGCAGCGCCACGATGCGCGCCTGCTCCGCTGGGAAGAGTTCATCCCAAACCGGGTCGAGGCGGGTCAGTGCGTCACGGGCGTCGGCCTCGGTGATCTCGCCCTCCTGCGAGCGGGCCGCTTTCCATGTGCCCGCAATGATCTCAGGCTGGCGGAAGACGACGCGAAGCTGGTCGATGACAGCGGCCTCAATCTCCCCCGCTGGTACGCGGCCGACCGGGCATGCCCCGGCACCATGTTTCAGCACCGACTGGCTGACATAGTATCGGTAGAGCTTGCCACCCTTGCGGGTGTGCGTTGGCGAGAAGGCCGCCCCGTCGGGGCCGTAGAGCAGCCCTTTCAGCAGTGCAGGTGTGTCGGCGCGGGTGCGCGCCGCGCGCTTGCGGGGGCTTTCGGTCAGGATGGCGTGGACCTTGTCCCAAACCGCACGGTCGATGATGGCGTCGTGTTCGCCGGGATAGCTGTCGCCCTTGTGCACGGCCTCACCGATGTATGCGCGGTTGTTCAGCAGGCGGTACAGGTATTTCTTGTCGATCCGGTTGCCACGGCTAGTCTGGATGCCGCGTGCCGCCAGTTCCCGAGCCAATTCAGTGCCCGATCCGATCTCGATGAACCGGGCAAAGATCCAACGGACATTGGCGGCATCGGCTTCCTTCACGATGAGCTTCCGGTTCTTCACTTCATAACCCAGCGGGGGCACGCCGCCCATCCACATGCCCTTCATCCGGCTGGCGCGCACCTTGTCGCGGATACGTTCCGCTGTCACCTCCCGCTCGAACTGGGCAAAGCTGAGCAGGATGTTCAGCGTCAACCGTCCCATGGAAGTCGTGGTGTTGAAGGACTGCGTGACGGACACGAAGGTCACCCCGTTCCGGTCAAACACCTCGACCAGTTTGGAGAAATCCATCAGTGAGCGCGACAGCCGGTCGATCTTGTACACGACGACCACGTCGACCAAGCCATCCTCGACGTCCGCGAGCAGCCGTTTCAGGCCGGGGCGGTCCAGCGTTCCGCCGGAAATTCCCCCGTCATCATATTGGTCACGGACCAGCACCCAGCCCTCTGAGCGCTGACTGACGATGTACGCCTCGCACGCCTCGCGCTGAGCGTGGAGGCTGTTGAATTCCTGCTCGAGCCCTTCCTCGGAAGATTTCCGAGTATAGACGGCGCAGCGCAGTTTCCTGACGATGGGTTTGGTCATGCGCCCCTCCGGTGATTTTTCAGCCCGAAGAACACCCAGCCGTTCCAGCGCGTGCCTGTGATGGCGCGGGCGATGGCCGACAGCGATTTGTAAGGCTTTCCCTGCCACTCAAACCCGTCGGTGGTGACGGTGACGATCTGTTCGATACCCTGCCAATCGCGGATCAACCGTGTGCCGATGATAGGTTTCAGGTCAGCGCGGATGCGGCTCTTCTTGCGGTCGCCACCGTCGAGCTGTTCGCCGAGGGCTTCCAGCCGTTTCACCGTTTCCGGTTTCAGCCCGCCATAGGCGAGTTCCTGGATCCGGTAGGCCAGTCGGCTTTCGAGATAGCGACGATTGAACGGGGGCGGCTCGATGTCGAAGAGATCGCGCCATTGCTGCTTCAGCTCTGGCGTTGACGTTGTCTTCAGCGCTGCCAGGCGGGCGGGAATAGGATCTTGTTTGGTCATGCGTTTCTCCGGTGAGTTGGAGTTGCATGACGCCATTGGTCGTCCGGATAGTGTAGGCAACTTTCTTCAGCATCGCCTGATACTTCCGCCCGGTCCCGCATCCGTAGGCGAACCAACCCGAGAGCCAGCAGCCCACACAGGTCGGCACGGCGTTCTGCTGGGGTCATCTGATTGGGTGGGAGTGGATTGGGTCGTTTCATTGGAGCACTGAATGGGGAGCGTTTTGCGCAAGTGAACGCTACGTGGTCAGTCAGTAAAAACAATCAAAAACAAAGTCTTATCGTGTTGCCGCGCGCTACTTCGAAATCATTCATAGGAGGCACGAGTGCAAATCTCTCCTTACGCGAGCATTCTTGGGGCTTAACAATACCTTGAAAGCGAATCATGATGCGGGACAGAGTGAGCGTATGTCGGGCCAAGTGGCATCAGCCGCCAGAAAAATTTGATAGGAGCGCATCTACTGGTTTTGAACACCAAAAAGTTTGCGAGATGATTTAATGGGGCACCAGCGCCTTGGAAAACTGCCGGCATACCGCCTATTGCCCGAAATTATTCGGTACATAGTGGACGGCGGAACTCCAACCGAAGCAGTGGCCGATCAGATTACTGAATTTGGCCAGGAAGCCCTTAAATTTGCTCTGAAAGACGATGTCTTTATTGAAGCGCTCTGGCTACTGATCCATTTGCCTCAGGCAGCTGCAGCCAAAGACGCACCGACGGCATTAGCTGAAATCGGTATCGACGGCTCCGCGATCTCGTCGGTCTCTGAAGTCCTTTTTCAATATGATAGTGTCGTGGAGCGGGTTCAGCGTCGACTCCACCATGGAAGTACAGACCTCGGTGAGATCGCCCGTCGTGCTGGTCTCTCGGCGTTGGCAGACGGAATTCAGTCAAATCTGCCTTCTCTCTGGAGCCCCGGCGCAGACGACGTTCGGGCCTCGCTTGCAGGATTGAAGGGCACGGAGAAGTTTGCCGCACTGGCGCAGAATTTCTACGCCAACTTTGTCGAGCGTGTGATTCACTACTACGTGGATCGAAACCTCCACAATATGATCGGCCCTGATCGGATTGCACGTTCTGTCCATGACCTCGAGAGTTTTGACGGTGCAATCCGCCGACATTGCAATGAGTCGGCCCTCATCATGCGCACATTCGCTCGGGACTGGCTCGGGAAGAATCACTATCGCGACGGAAAGAAAATTTCGCGAGCGGGCACACGAGCGTTTTCATCTCACGCTGTCGCGAAAATCGGAACCGAGCTTGCAGTACGGAAGGGAAAGTCGTGAAGCAGCATTTAATCGAATGTGGTGTGACCGCCGCCTCCTGCGAGGAGGCCATCGCCATGAACGTCCATGGTCCGGCCAAGAATGTGAACCTCCGCATCGACTACATCAGCCGCACGATGCTGTCGAACCTACCTGATCTGTTGATCGACCTTTTGGAGGTCGCCGCCTATGTCTATTGCGCCGATCAGCGCCTAGTCCGTGGATCGGATCAGCTTTCGAAGTTCGGCGAAAGCTGGCGCCGGAGTCTCAAATTTTCGATCCCGGTGCGGGAACTGGATGTCTGGCGGGACCCTGAGATTCGGGATGCGCTGATTGACACGCTGGGGTTTCTTTCCGACGACAGCTATTCATTCGATTTCCGACAGGCCGAGACGCCGGTTCAGCCCAAGGAGTTGTATTTTCACGATCTGATCGACCCCGCGGATGAACATGACGATGTCGCCCTTTTCTCCGGCGGCGTCGATTCGTTCGCCGGCGCCGTCACCGATCTTGTCTCTAACGGTCGGTCGCTCACACTGGTAGGGCACTATTCGTCGACCAAGGTTCGGTCGGTTCAAGAAGGCTTAATTGCCGAGCTAAAGCGGAAGGGATATGACCGGTGCCTGTCTTATATTCCCGTCTGGGTCAGCAACGAGGGCGTTCGCGCCCGTGAATTCACCCAGCGCACCCGCTCCTTTCTGTTCGCCTGCCTGGGCCTCGTCGTAGCCAGGATGTCTGGCAAGGACGGTTTTAGTTTCTATGAGAACGGGGTGGTCAGCATCAATCTGCCGCTGGCGGGCGACGTTGTCGGTGGTCGGGCGACTCGGACGACGCACCCGAAGGTTCTGCGTGGGATTGAACATCTGTTCTCAATGCTTCTGGATTGCGAAATCCGGATCCGCACGCCCCTCCAATGGCTGACCAAGAAGGAGGTGACGGAGAAGATTGCGGCGGCTGGGATGGCCGATCTGCTAAGTCAGACTGTCAGCTGTACCCGTCCTCGGAAATGGACCGAAATCCAAAGGCACTGCGGCGTGTGTTCGCAATGTATCGATAGACGCTTTGGAATTCTCGCGGCGGGGCTCGGCCAACACGAGCCGTCAGATCGATACATGCAGGACTTACTTCTCGATGATCGGAGCAGTGGAGATGACTTGCGCATGGCGCTGGCCTACGTGTCCTTGTTCAAGAAGATCTCTGTGACGCCGAAGGAACGGTTCCTGGTGGACTTTCCGGAGGTCGTTTCCGCCGTTGGCCATTTTCCGGGCGTGCCGACCTCCGAGGCGGGAGACCGCGTCTTCGAGCTGTTTCAGCGCCACGCGAAATCTGTTGAGGAGGTAATCTCGTCGGCGGTCAGGGAATACGGCGCTGCCCTGTACCGAAATGAGCTACCCGCGGCGTCGCTGCTCGCGGCGTGCTACAACCGAGGTCACGTCGAAGTTGCCCCGCCCTCAAACTATGACGCTGACACGAAAGCATTCATGGATCGGCTCTCGGCGCCGACTCTGGAGTTCGCATTCGACGACGATCATGAACGCGTGCATTTCCGGGGTGAACTGGTGCTAGAAGGCGCGAATTTCAAACTGGTCGCCGCTCTGATTGAAGCGTTCAGAAGTGCCAAAAAGGGACAGGCCGAGGTTCCGTATCTTTTAGCGCCGGACTTGGCGCAACGCCTCGATATTTCGGATCAGTCGATGCGCCAACAGTTGAGGCGCCTGCGCGAGGCCATCGAACCTTTGAACGTGTCGATGGGGATCCCCATGGATCAGGACACGTTCATTCAGACCAAGGAGCGCGCCGGGTATCGAATTAATCCACAATGCCGTGAAAGTTCAGTCGCCGATATTCTGGTCAGCGTGTCATCGGCCAGTACCGGCTGACGCCGAAGTCACGCCCGACGGCGCATCACGTCACAGATAACCCCCTCAGAGCCCCGGTTTTCCGGGGCTTTTTCATGCGCGCACGTCACAAGAAAGATCACCGATGATCATATAGAGAGACCGCTAACTCGTTGATAATGCGATTATATCCACGTGCTTCTGCACCGCTGGATCTACTCGCAGACAGAACAACGGAGGCAGGCATGTCACTCAGGCATATGAACCAGATCGATCTCGCCGATCGCTGGAGTATCTCGCATCGCACGCTCGAACGGTGGCGTTGGACCGGTGAGGGTCCGCGCTTCGTCAAGCTCGGGGGGCGCGTCGTCTACCGGCTGGAGGATGTCGAGGCATTCGAGTGTGAGCAAGTTCGCTCGAGCACTTCGAAAAAGCTTGCTTTGAAATCGGCGCAAGGACGCAGGTCATGAACTCGTCTGATCCGATGTCCCGATCTACCCGTGCGAACGGCTTTTCCCAATTGAACGGCCCTAGAAGGTCGCGGCCCGCAGCAATGGATGACCCCATGACGCAAAACGAGCCGGTTCGCACAGGGCGTCTCGTCAGGATTCCCGGCCTCTATCGCCGATGGGAACTGTCCGCAATCCTGAAGAACCACTGCGTCTACCGCATCGAGAAGGCCGGTGCCCATCAGGACGGAACCCCGCTTGTCGCCGTCTATGCCGATCATCGCGACCATCAGGAAAAAACAGCCTCTCACGACAACACCGCCCCAGCTTCGGTCCCTGCTGGGACGATGTTGCGGCGACCTGAGTAGAGGCGAAAGGAGGAGATCATGTTCATGGGCACCACCCCTTTCATCACGGTTCGCGCCAGCCGACCGCTTTCCGAGATCGAGTTCTGCGCCTGGGTGGCGCAAGCCGTTCCCGGCGACCGGCTGGAATACCATCGCGGCTTTCTGGTGCTCGACATCTTCCCTGTGTTTTCAGGGCTGTCGGATGCGGCGCGGGCCGAATTGAGCAGGCTTGGATCGCGGGCCTTTTGGGCCGCCGAGCAGGGTCTCGTGCATCTCGTCCAGGAACGCGTGGGGCCCGACCAGTTCGCCTATATCGCCGTCGCCCGCCCCAAACCCAAAGCCGCTGCCGTCTCGCTGTCCGAGCTGCTGCTCGCCGAGCAGGAGGCCGCGTGATGACCGCCTTCCAATCCCTTTTTGCCGAATATGGAGACCCTTACATGCCGTTCCCCGCGAATACCCCCACTGTCGACGACCTGCCGGGCCTCAGCCTGCAGGACATCGCCCAGCTGCCCGTCGAACTGCTGGCCATCCTGCAGCGCGATGTGGACGAGCGCCTGAAGCGCGACAAGGCCGCAAAAGCACGCTTCGATGCGGGATTGGCAGTCCGCTATGCTACCCGGGCCGCCGAAGAACGGCAGATTTCGGGCAGAGACACCGGCACGGTCCGCTTTGATGATGGCGATTGCACCGTGGTCGCTGATCTGCCGAAGCGGGTGGATTGGGATCAGGACCGACTGGCCGACATGGTCGCGCGGATCCGCGAAGCAGGCGACGACCCCGCCGAATATGTCGATCTCGATTACAAGGTGCCGGAGCGCAAATACGCCGCCTGGCCCGAAGCCATCCGGCAGGGCTTCGAGCCCGCACGCACCGTCCGGCCCGGCACGCTGAAGGTCGAGATCCTCGCGCAGGAGGTCGATCAATGACGGGCGCTGCTGTTGCTGTGACCGACCTGAAGGACCTGCGCGGCCTTGTTGAGCGTGCCGCACAGAGCCTCGCGGATGCCCGTAGTTCGGCCGAAATTCTTGATGCACGCGAGATGGCAGGCATTGCTTACGACGTTGCAAAACGTGCGGCCCGTCTGCGGCGGGCCAAGGATGCACATGATGCCCTGATCAGTGCCGCGCATCGGGCGCAAGCACATGCGCTGGAAATCGAGTCCAAGGCCAAACACCGACTTGCCGATGAATACGACGCCGCTCAGCAGCGTGGTGATATCCAGAGGCATGGGGGTGACCGCTTGAGCAAGGTTCCCGGCGAGAACCTTGCTCCAAGAGTTTCAGACCTGGGCCTGACGCGGAAAGATATCCACGAAGCACGCCAGATCCGCGATGCAGAGGCAGCTGATCCGGGCATCGTGCGACGCACGCTGGATGAGCGGCTTGAGCATGGCGAGGAACCCACGCGCGCCGCCCTGCGCAAGATGGTCACGGATGCAGCCATGCGCGGGTTGCGCCCTCAGCGTGGGCCGAGCCGCCGTAACCCGCTCTATGTCCCGCCGACGCCGGCACAGGCGTCGTGGCAGCACGTCACGGGAACGTTCCGCGCTTTTGCTGAATGGGCCACGGACGAGAACCTCGCCCTTGCGCGACAGGGCATGCGTGCGGCCCGGGAAGACCCGTTTCACGACCTGGACGCCAAGGCCATCGCCGACGGGTCAGCAGCTTTCACAACAATCAAGGAGTGGTTCGATGCTCGATAGCCAATCCGCAGCTTTTGCGGAACGTGTCTGGGAGGTTGCTGCCCAGCTTGGAAACAACGCCCCCAAAATTGCCGATGACATGATGGAGGCCGCTTTCCCGCTCACCTGCACGCAGGCCCGTCAGGAAGGCGCGCTGCGCATGCTGCGCACCGGCATCATTTCAGAGGTCAAACGCATCCTGCGCAACCACGATGACGGGCTCTACCAGTCGGATTTCGCAGAAGTCTGCGCGGCCTTCGCCCCGTTGGTCAAGGATCTGCGCTCGAAATCCTATTTTGTTGAGAGCGCCGAGGAATACGTCGCTGTCCCGGACCTGATCGTGGAGCCCGACCTGCTGGACGATGCGCGACGTTTCATGCGGCGCAAGGGCGTTGAGTGCCTCGTCGAAGCTGACCGGTTGGACGCGCTGTTTGTGGCTGTGACCAACACCAATCCTGGCGCGGCACCTGCATGTCAGGAGGTGCTGTCATGACTGGCGCGCTCCCCATCATCACCGCCGACCAGCGCATGGCTGAACATCGCGGCATCAAGGGCGTGATCTTCGGCCCGTCCGGGATCGGCAAGACCTCGCTGCTCTGGACGCTGTTGAACTCGACCACGCTGTTTTTTGACCTGGAATCGGGTGACCTCGCGATCGAGGGGCTGGCCATCGACGCCATCCGCCCGCGGACTTGGACGGAATGCCGGGATTTTGCCGTGTTCATCGGTGGACCCAACCCGGCGCTGCGCGCCGATCAGCCCTACAGCCAGGCGCACTTCGAGGCGGTCTGCGCCAAATACGGCGACCCTGCGGTGCTCGGCAAATACGACACGGTGTTCATCGACTCGATCACCGTGGCCGGGCGGCTCTGCTTCCAGTGGTGCAAGGGCCAGCCCGAGGCGTTCTCCGACAAGACCGGCAAGCCCGATGTGCGCGGCGCGTATGGCCTGCATGGGCGCGAGATGATCGCGTGGCTGACCCACCTGCAGCACACGCGCGGCAAGAATGTCTGGTTCGTCGGGATCCTCGATCAGAAGCTCGACGACTTCAATCGCAAGGTGTTCTCGCCGCAGATCGACGGCTCCAAGACCGGGCTCGAGCTGCCGGGCATCGTCGATCAGGTCATCACCATGACCGACATTTCAGGCGGGGACGGAGCGCCTCAGCGCGGGTTTGTCTGTCACACGCTCAATCCCTGGGGCTTTCCCGCCAAGGACCGCTCCGGGCGTCTCGACATGGTCGAGCCCCCGCATCTTGGGAAGCTGATGGACAAGATCCGGGGCCCGCTCGTCCCCGAGGACCGCCGCCTGACCTACCAGACTCCGGACCTGCCGGCACCGCCAGCGGCGCAGGCCAACACCCCCTCCAACGACACCTCCAACTGAAAGGACTGTAACCATGTCTCTCTGGAACGATTTCAACGACGCGCAGTCGAACAGCAATGTCATCCCCAAGGGCACGCTGGCCAAGGTGCGCCTGACGCTGCGACCCGGCGGGTATGACGACCCCAGCCAGGGCTGGACCGGCGGCTATGCCAAGCGGGGCAATACAGGGTCTGTCTATCTCGATGCCGAATACACGGTGCTCGAAGGGCCTTACGCGAAGCGCAAGATCTGGTCGCTGATCGGGCTTTACAGCCCGAAGGGCCCGGATTGGGCCAACATGGGCCGCAGCCTGGTGCGTGGCATTCTCAATTCGTCCCGCGGCATCTCTGACAAGGACAATTCCCCCGAGGCTCAGGCCCGGCGCCGGATAAACGGGTTTGCTGACCTTGATGGTCTGGAATTTGTCGCGCGGATCGACATCGGACAGGACACCAACGGCGAGGACAAGAACGAAATCAAGAGCGCGGTCATGCCCGATCACCGCGATTACGCGCAGGTCATGGGCCATGTCGCAGCACCGGGCATGGCGCCGCAAATGCAGCCTTCCGCATTCTCGCCGCAGCACCAGTCACCGGTTCCCTCTGCGCCGGCGCACGGTCATCCCGCCCCGCAGCCACAGCCGCAGCAGGCGCCCGCGCAGAAAGCGCCCACCGCACCGGGGTTCTCCGGTCGTCCGAGTTGGGCCGAGTGAGGGGCCCGAGCCATGCGCCTACGCCCCCGTCAGAAACTCTTCGTCGAGCGCAGCCTGTCTGCGCTCGGCACCCGCGACAACACGCTGGGCGTGGCCAGCACCGGGTTCGGCAAATCCGTCGCGTTGTCAGCCGTGGTACGCGACCGCCTCGGCGACACCGATGCCAAGGCCTGCGTTCTGGCGCATCGCGATGAGCTGACTGTGCAGAACCGTGACAAGTTCCGGCGTGTGGTCCCGGATGTGTCCACCTCCGTCGTCGATGCCGCGACCAAATCATGGAGCGGCCAGGTGACCTTCGCCATGGTGCCCACGCTGGCGCGCGAGGCCAACCTGGCGGGCATGCCGAAGCTGGACCTGCTGGTGATCGACGAGGCCCATCACGCTGTGGCCGACAGCTACCGTCGCATCATCGACCGCGTCCGGGATGCCAACCCGGACGCGCGCATCTTCGGGGTCACGGCCACGCCCAATCGTGGTGACAAAAAGGGGCTGCGGGCCGTCTTCGACAATGTCGCCGACCTGGTGCGGCTGGGCGAGCTGATCGCATCGGGGCATCTCGTGCCGCCGCGCACCTTCGTCATCGATGTGGGCGTGCAGGACAAGCTGCGTGCTGTGCGCAAGACCGCCTCCGACTTCGATATGGGTGAAGTGGCCGAGATCATGGACCGCGCGCCGATCACCGAGGAGGTGGTGCGCAACTGGCAGGAAAAGGCCGCGGACCGTCCGACCGTGGTGTTCTGCTCGACTGTGGCCCACGCCTCGCATGTCGCCGAGGCTTTCAACGCCGCCGGCATCCCCACCGGCCTGATCCATGGCGATCTGCCCCGTGACGAACGCCACAATATCCTGGCGGCCTTTGCCCGCGGCGAGATCCGCATCATCACCAACGTGGCCGTGCTCACGGAAGGGTTTGATCACCCACCCACCTCCTGCGTCGTGCTGCTACGGCCTTCATCCTACAAGTCCACGATGATCCAGATGGTGGGGCGTGGCCTGCGCACCGTGGACCCTGCCGAGCACCCGGGCGTGGTCAAGACCGACTGCGTGGTGCTGGATTTTGGCACCTCCAGCCTGACCCATGGCACGCTGGAGCAGGACGTCGATCTCGACGGCAAGACCACCAGCGGCGAGGCCCCGTCGAAAACCTGTCCGGCGTGCCAGGCCGATATTCCACTGGCATCGCGCGAATGCCCGATCTGCGGCGAGGTGTTGGTCGAGGACGAAGCCGAAACCCGTGAGGGAGCCCTCGGTGGAGCGCTCTCCGACTTCGTGATGACGGAAATCGATCTGCTGAAACGCTCCAGCTTCGAATGGGTCGATCTCTTCGGCACCGAGGATGCGCTGCTGGCCACGGGGTTCTCGGCCTGGGGCGGCGTCTTCTGGCTGGACAGCCTCTGGTACGGCATCGGCGGTGCACGCGGGGTGCAGCCGCAGCTTCTGGGTATCGGAGAGCGCAGCGTCTGTCTTGCGCAGGCCGATGACTGGCTGAACACCCAAGAGACCGACGAAAGCGCCTTCAAGACACGTGCCTGGCTGACCCAGCCCGCCACCGAAAAGCAGCTGCAATATCTCTCGCCCGCCGCGCGTAGCGATTACGGCCTCACCCGCTACAAGGCCTCGGCC